TGACGAGTCTATTAAATTTGTACCTACCGACGCAGGGACTAACCCGGACGTAACTTTCGGCCAGGGCATGGTACACGGCGCCGTATATTCCGGTATGTGTATTGGGCTTACCGCGCCATTTAAGGCGGCTTTTGCTGGTAGCGTACGTTTTCTATAATCTAAAATAAATAACTGGAGGTAAAAGACATGGCCGGACTTGCACAGTATAGTCAATTCTTCGATAACCCACTTTTGACGGAAACAATTAAGGAAATCCCGGTACCTGCTAACTTTATCGGCAGCGACTACCTGCCTTCCGAAGAATCCTACGAAATGGAATGGCACGAAACCGTAATTACCCGACAGGCAGACATGGCGAATATCGTAGACAATGGTGCCGAGCTGCCCCTAACTGACCGCGATCCTATGAGTACTGTATCCGGTAAGATTGTCGATATAGGCCAGTCTTATATTGTGGACAAAAAGGAGCTAGGCGCTCTTTTAGACAAAGGAAACCCCCAGCGCCGCCTTATTGCCGAAAAGCAGCTACTGGGTAAAACGGCTACCGTTAAGACAAATATCGACGCCCGTATAGAATGGATGCGCTGGCAGGCCCTTGGAGAAGGCGCCCTTACCTACAGTAAAGACGGTATTATGCTAGGCGTAGACTTCGGGGTACCCGCCGGAAACAAGAAAGTAGCCGCGATAAAGTGGGGCGACGTAAGCCCTACAATTTTGTTAGACCTAGAAGCATGGAATCAGGCCTACTCTGACCTTAACGGAATGCCAGCGGACGACTTCGTAGCAGGTATAGCGGTTATTCGTACGATTATGAACGACGCCGGGGTACGTGCCGGTATTTCTGGTGTGGACAAGCTACTTACGCTAGAGGAACTTAACACATTTTTAGTGGGCCGTCAGATGGCCCCCGTACGAGCTTTTGATACTGTGGTAACCTACCGCGACGTAAACAATAACGGTGCCCGCGTATCCCAGCGCCTGCTTAGCGATAAAAAAGGAATATTGCTAAAGCGGGGTAAAGAAATTGGCATTCAGGTACTAGGCCCGACGATTGAAAACGAAATGAACCCCGGGTTATTCGCCCGAAGCTTTACTCAAGAGCGGCCCAAACGGGAAATTGTAGAAGTAGTAGCTTCCAGCTTCCCGAAAATAAATGACCCTAAACTTATCATGCCCTGTACTGTAATGCTGTAAGTTTTAAGATTTTAAATTGCGGGGGCTGCTTTGTTTGCGGCCCCTAGTTTATTACGTGGGGGTAAAAACGAAATGAAAGTATTGTTAAAAGATACAGTATCATTCCAGGGGCGGGAAGCGAAGGCCGGGGAAATCTTAGACTTACCGGAACGTAGTGCGAAGTCTTTAATAACCGCCGAGTTAGCCGCCGACGTACCTGAACAGCCACTAAGATTGCCCGATCCGGGCGACAACGACCTGGGGGGTAGTAAATTACCTGACGACGACTTAAAAGGTCATGAAAACGAAGTAGCCCGTCTAACTAAGGCATTGGACGACCAGTATAAACGCGACGAATTGGCCGGAGCTGCTAAAACTAGCGGCGTAGAATTTCCGTACAACGCTAAAAAAGACGAGATTATAGCAGCGGCTATTGCACAGGGTAAGGCCACTACCCTGCTAAAGTAAAGGGGGTAAATTATGGCCTTCCTAACCGAAGCAGAACTAACGGAAACCTATTACAAAAAGGCTGTAACGATGGACCAGGCAGACATTATGACGTACCTAGCCAGAGCTAATGCCTTCGCCAAAGGTGAAATAGGGGGCGAACCGCCTACCGTAGACGCTGACTTAAAAGTAGCTGTAGCTATGGCCTTCGAGATCATGGCTCAGGGAGAAACCGCCCAGGTAAACGATATTACAGGAAATATTACGGAAGCTGCCCCGCCAGGCCAGTATACCAGGAAGGAAAAAGACCCACTGGATGTTGTTAGGGTTATGCTAAGGCCCTATAAGCTAGCTTTCGAAGCTGCTAACACATCGAAAAGCGACAGAGGAGTTCTATTCTTATGAGTAGGAACGACCACGTATTTAATATCGAAAACCTAGATCAGTGGTTAGACTGGCTTAGGGGGCTAGAAAAAGAAAGTACGGAGCGCTTCAAAAGCCGCGTACTTAGAAGCGCAGGGTTAAGGATACTAGAACACGCTCAAGATTTAACGCCGCGACGCTCAGGGAGACTACAGAACAGCTTAAGCATGGGTACTCGGGAAAACTATTTCAAGCTTAAGGTTGGTAGATCCAGCTTCATAGCTGTAGGCACTGCCGTAGCGTATGCTGCCGCTGTAGAAGAGGGCTTTAGCCAAGAAGGCAGACGCGGGGACTTTGTACCAGGATTTTGGCGTAACGGAACTTTTCACTACGTCCCAGGTGCCTCCACTGGTATGGTACTAACGGGGAAGGTGATAGCGGGGGCGCATATGTTTAGGAACGCTATGGACAGCCTAGAAAATGGCGACTTAGATACTATTGTAGAATTCGAGTTTAGGCGCCTTTACGCCGAGTTATTTAGGGGGTAGGCCCTTATGGACTACTTAAAAGAATTAGAAGCCATACAAACATGGATTAAGGCAGTAGCTAGCCTAAATTCGTACCGTCTTAAAGAGGCGAAACCGAAAGTAGCCAGGCCCGTAATATTGTGGGAGAACCCTAACAGGACGCCCCCGCGAAATATAAGCCAATACCAGTACGTCGTTAGCGTAAGGCAGTACGGGCGTCTATTCGTAAGCAGCGTAGACCAGGCGCAAGACGTACAGGAAAAGCTTATAAAGGACCTAGCAGAAAAGTACGGCGTCCTACCTATAACGGAAAACGGCGAAACGGTGGGCATGATTAAAGCGGTAGATATTGAATTCACGAACAGCGAGAGTCTAGACGTACCTTTTAACGTACGGTACGAAGTAACTTACGGCAGGACCAGGCCCGTGGAGCCGCCGCCAGCGACAACGGTACGAACTAGGTACGTGCTAGACTTCGACGACACGAATTAATAAGGGGGTAAGGCTAAATTATGGCAGGGACATACTTAGAGGGAACTAGCAAAGTATTGAGCGGAGTGTATACCATTATCCAGGCGGCCATTGCTCGGGTAACCATGGGCGCTAGGGGGATTGTGGCCTACCCGTTCACTTCGGACTGGGGTCCAGTAAACAGCCTGGAAACCGTAATAACTGAAACAGAGTTCAAGTCAAAGTACAACGGAGCGGCTACAGCCTTAACAGCGGCTAGTGTGTACGTGCACGCGTTTAACGGCAAGCCCCAGCGGGTCCTGTGTTACCGCATGGCAACGGCCGCCGCGGCTAAGGGTACCGTAATATTGAACGACGACGTAGCAGGGGCCTCTTTAACCCTAGAGACTTTGTACCCGTCAGCCAGGGCGTTTACAGCCGTTGTTAAAGCAGGAGTAAGCGCCACTAAGCTTATTGAAATTTTAGAAGGTGGCGTCAAGCTGGTAAGCGTGGAAGGTAACACAGTAGCCGAGTTAACCGCAAAACTTAACGTCACTGACTACGTAAGGGTAACCGCCCAGGGTGCTGAGTTGCCAGCGGATAACGCAGGTGTAGCCTTCGCTGGAGGTAACAACGGGGTATCTACAGAAGTAGAGTACGCCGCCTTCTTGGACGAGATTGAGGCAGACGGCACGCCTTCGGCCTTTAGTCTTGACGCTGTAAGCGACGACGCTATATTAGTCCTGGCTAGGGACTGGGTGAAGCGCGTACGTCAAGAGGGGATCTATATAACCTTCGTACAGGGCGGGCCTGTGGGGTGGGACACGGCTATAGCCACAGCTAATGCTAAGTCCCTAACCCTGAATCACAAGGGTATTATTAACGTCGGTAATGGGGCAGACGGCTACACTGCCGCAGAAATGGCCGTTTTCGTAGCCGCCCGTGTGGCTAGTGTCCCTCTCAATATGACGCTAACCGACGAAGTAACCCCGTACGTCGCCGTCAATAAAAAGCTTAAGCCTGGCGAACGAGTAACGGCGAAGGAGAGCGGTACTGTGGTATTCGTCCAGGACGGTAACGTAGTCCTAATCGACGAAGCCGTAAACACGCTAACCACGCCGCCCATTGGTGAAATGGTTGAAATGGGCAAGATCAGGGTTAACAACGCCCTAGACTATATCGCAAAAGACCTGGAGAAGTTCGGAGACGAGTACAAGCGGACCCGTAGCAACACACAGGAGGCCCGCGAAACCTACGCGGCTACGGTAGAAAACAGCTACCTTAAGCCCTTGACGAACTTAGAGGTAATCCAGGAAGGTTACTACTACAGGCCAGACCCAGACTACCACGGAAAAGATGCTACGGTACCTGCCAAGATCGACGAGGCGTTTTTCTACGGTGACATTACTCCAGTGGACAGCATGGAGCGAATTTACCAAAAAATCAACGTACACTTTTGAAAGGGGGTATAGGTTAAATGTCCTTTGAAGCAAATGAAACTATTAACGGCCTGTACGGCAAAGTCTACGACGAAAACGGTAAAGAAAAGCAAGGTACGCAGGAATTCGAAGCGACCGTAGAATTTGAGAAGGAAGCCATAAAACAGGCGGGCGTGTTTATGGACAGCCACAAGGTTATGGGCGGTAGTGGTAGCGGCAGTATGACTCAGCTCAAGCTGGACAGCCGCCTGCAGAAACAAATCCTAGAGAACCCGACAGCGAAGTTCAACTACGTTGGCAAGTTAGCGGACCCAACGGCCAGGGGCGAAGAAGCCGTGCTACTAATCGGGGTAAGCTTTAACGGGGCACCTTTGATGGGCTATTCCCTCGGGGAACTGGTAGAGGTAGACCTAGACTTCACATTTGATAACTACCGTTACCTGCAATCTATTGAATAATAACGCAAGACTCAAGTAGGGGTAGGCTATAGCCTGCCCCTACTTTAATTTTAAGAAAAAGGGGCGATTATTAACTATGGCATACGCAACACTGGAGAGCATTCTAGGGAAAGACCAATCCGAACTTACAGCGCTCAAGCAAGACGAATTCACAACCGAAAAGCTAGGTACATTGCCGTACACAGCGGTAGACCACAAGGAATACAAAGTGGCCAAAAGAGGCTGTATGAAAATGATTAAAGACGGCACGGGCAGCATGGTCCCAGACTTGGACGATGACCAGTTAATGCTGGAGATTATTGTCGCGGCCGTGGACAAAGACGGCCGTTCAGACTTTACGTTCGCCAACGAACTACTGCTAAAAAAGCTGAACGTTGTGACCGCCACGGCCGCGGTTTCCCAACTCCTTAGCCCTGGCGAAATTTTTAATCTGGCGATTGAAATACAGGGGCTAAGCGGATTCGGCGCTAAGGCGGCCAAGGATCTTAAGGACGACGTAAAAAACTCCTAAAGCGGGACGGAGAGGCTAGTTTGCTGGCCCACATATGGAACGAGAAGGGTATTTTACCTAGCGTAATATACAACCTTCCCGCAGGAGAGCGAGAATTTATATACCAGGCTACCCGTCTTAAGGTCAAGGCAGAAGAACGCGCGGCACGGAAGAAGGGGGGTAGGAAGTAATGTCAGGTGACTTCGTGATGGGGGCTACCCTGCAAATGCGTGACATGTTCAGCCGTGGGATACGTACCGCGACCCAGGCTACGCAAATGTTTAGGGGAGTCACGCAGACAGCGGACCAGGCGACAGGGCGGTGGAGGGACAGCCAGGGCAGGTTAAATAGCACGCTGGGCCAGTTCGACCGACAGGTAGACAACAGCACCCGAAACACGAGAGAGTACGCCCAGGCCTCCAGTGGTTTAGCAAGTGGCCTAGGTACGGTAAAAACGGCTATACTGGCCGTAGCAAGCGCCGCCGCCGTAAAGGTGGGATTTGACTGGCTTGTAGGGTCTAACGCGGACATGGAAACGTATAAAAATACCCTGGCCGTCGTCTTAAAGAGCGAAGAAAAAGCCGTAGAGACGTTGGCCTGGGCGCAGAAGTTCGCGGCTAAGACGCCCTTTGAAATACCCCAGATTGTCGAAGCGACTACCCGTATGGCGTCGTACGGCCTTAACGCGCAGAAAACCCTAGGTATTGTAGGCGACATGGCGTCTGTCATGGGTAAGGACCTTATGCAGGCCGTAGAGGCCGTAGCAGACGCCCAGACGGGGGAGCTGGAACGGCTTAAGGAATTCGGTATAACTAAGAAGCAGATTGAAGCCCAGGCTAAACTTATGAAAGTTACCGTAACAAATAGCCAGGGTCAAATAACGGATCAAAAGGCCTTTAACGCCGTACTGTTTAAACTCATGGAAGACCGCTATAAGGGCGGTATGGAAATGCAGAGTAAGACGTTTAGGGGTATGGTTAGTAACGTTAAGGACTTCGTAGGAACCATAGGAAGGACCGTAGGAAAGCCCATATTCGACGGCATGAAGAACCAGTTAAGCGGTCTTCTAGGTTGGCTTAACAGGGTACAAGAAAACGGTCAGGTAGAAAAGTGGGCGAATGACGTAACCTGGCTAGTTGGCGCCGCTGGCGACGCGTTCACGCGGTTTAAGCAAAAAGTCGCAGGTCCGATAGACTACGTTATATACGGGGTAAAAGCCCTATATATAAAAAACAAGCCCTTTCTTGATAGCCTGGCCTTACGACTAGGAACCTTATTCAAGTCCCTGCAGACAAGCGCGGGGCCTGTCTTTAACTGGTTACTGTATACCGCCTTACCTAAACTTATTGGATTCCTGCTAGACGTGGGCCAGAAGATCATAGACGTGGCAAATTATATAGATACTAACTGGTCATGGATACAGCCCTTAGTAGAGGGCATAGCGTGGGCACTAGGTATTTACGTAATTTACCTGGGTCTAGTTAAAACTATGACCATGACAGCTACGGCTATGCAATGGCTGTGGAATGCGGCCATGTCCGCTAATCCTATGGGCCTAGTTATCATAGGCATAGGCCTTTTAATTGGCGCCGGAATCCTGCTTTACAAGAACTTCGACACTATCAAGGACAAAGTGGCCGATATGTGGGTAAGCATGAAGGACTCGTTTAAGACGGGCGTAAACTACGTCATAGACAAGATAAACTGGCTTATCGAAAAAATACGGTTAGTCCCTGGTTTTGGGGATACCCCGTTAATTGCTAGGATGCAAACGACCACGGACCAGATAAACTCTGCCAAAGCGGCAGGCTACACTGACAACTGGGTTAACGGGAGCTACGCAAACGGCCTAAGCTATGTACCGTTCGACGGGTTTAGGGCAGAGTTACACAAGGGGGAGCGGGTCCTCACAGCGGACGAGAACAGGGACTACGGCGGCAAGTCTGGGGGTAGTTCCATAGGTACGCTTATCGGTCAGTTATCCATTAACGGAACAGACAAGAGCGTAAGCGAAATAGCGGACGCCGTAGTAGACAAATTGTACGACGTGTTTAGCGGGGCAAACGACATAGCGGGCGCGGGAATGGAGGTACTGCTTTAGTGGTTACTGGCGTAAAAGTTGAGTTAACAATACGGGACAACACGACGGGGCAGTACCTAAAAATACCAGTGATACCGCCTACAGTAAAGTACAGTGGCGGCGAAGCGTTGGCGACCAGCGTAAATATCCTAAACCTAGGAACGGTAGACTTCCCAAATGGGGTAGACCTGGACAGTATGAGCTGGGACAGTTTTTTTCCCGCTAGGTACGACCCAGGCTACTGCAGTGTAAGCGACCTAAAGACGCCACAGGAGTATGACAGCCTGTTCGAAACTTGGAAGAACACACACGCAAGCCTCCAGGTAATCTGCCCCGCTAGAGGCATAAATAAGCCCATGAAAATTAGGAGTTATGAGGGCGAGCTGAGGGGCTTCGAGGGTGATATCTACTACACAGTCATGCTCAAGGAGGATCGCAAGATAGTGCCTAGGCAGATCGACGTAGCCGTAGTCGGGGCGACCATACAGGCAGTAAGCACAGTAGGCCCAGAGAACAGGCCAGCTGTAGCGAGTACCACGGTATCCCCTGCGACCTATACCGTCGTATCTGGGGACAGCTTAAGCCTAATAGGTAAGAGGCTGGGTATACCCTGGTCTACAATTTATGCGAACAACAAAGGAGTCGTAGGCCCAGACCCTAACAAAATATACCCAGGTCAGGTGTACAACCTATGACGTTAGACATTCGCTTAAATAACCAAAGCCTAAAAGAGATATTGAGCGGGCCGCCTAAAATCACGGACCAGTTAGACGCAGTATGCCGAACGCTGGAGGTACCCGTGAAGAGTGTCGAAGGTCTAGAGAACTACGTAGGTCAACCCATAGAACTATGGTACGGAGGTAAACGCTGGTTTATGGGTTTTTTAACGCGTCGTCGAATAGGGTCCGACGGCGCTATAACCTACATGGCGTATGACCCGCTTTATTTCTTTAAACGCAACACAGACGATTGGTATTTTGTAAACTCCACAGCTACCCAGGCTTTCGGGGTCTTGGCCAGTAGATCAGGCATAAGGGTAGCTGGCCTAGCTAACACGGGCGTGGTATTTCCAGCCCTGTACTACCCAGGAGCCGTAGCCGATAAAGTGGGCGTTGACCTCCTGGCCAGGACCATAAAAGGCGGGGGTAAAAAATACTGGTTTAGGTATCAACCTGATGACGGAAACGACGGCCTTATACTTTTCGAAAAGCTCGTACCGCCTAAAATATGGGCCTTCCAGGTAGGTATAAACCTAGTAAACGTCAGCAAGGAAGAGAGCCTAGACGACACGGCGACCGTGGTAAAGCTGGTAAACCGAGAAACGGGAAAAGTGGTTGTAAAAACGGACGCCGTGGCCTTTAAACAGTTCGGCCAGCTGGTACACTTCGAAGAAGTGGACAAGGACCAGGCCAGCACAATGGAGGCCCAGGCGATTAAACTCCTGGAAGACCTAAAAAAAGTAGCAGTTACCATGAGCGCTGAGGGCGTGAACCCCGACCAGGTTATACCTCAGCTATTCAGCGGCGACGCTATTTACGTAGAAGAACCCGTAACGGGCCTGGTAGGCGGCTATTACATCCGCAACGTTTCACACAGTTTTGAGGGTAACAACCTGATAAAACTAAACTTTGACATAACCATAGCGCCCGACGTCCCGGCCTTGACTTATGAGAGCGCTACAGATAAACCGAAGAGTAGCACAGGTAGCTCGGAAGGCAAGGGAGTACAGCAAGCGTATAGCGCCGAGGTTACTGATTTGTTGAGTAAATACGGAATCTAAGGGGGTAGGACATGGCAGGAGAAAAAGCGGTAGACCTGCTTAGTATGTTACGAGGCCCTAAAGACGCCCCAGGCCTTCGCATAGTCGTCGTAAGTAGCACGGAGCCGGACGTCATAACACTGGCCTTTGAGGGTACTAAGCAGGCCCTAGGGCTAGGCATATTCGAAGTACCCGTAGCTTGCTACCCCCTTAAAACAGGGGACAGGTTGCTAGCCTTTCCGCTCATAGGAGAGCAGATTGGCCAGCGCTGGGGAGTTATTGAAAAGCTTAACGGAGGCGTGACCATGGCGACCATGCAGAGCGCAACGAGCTTAAAGGTAGATGGCATGACAAAAGTGTACACGGCCAGCAACCTGGTATTACCAACATTTATCCTGGAGGACGGCGACCGCGTGAGCATAGCGCCGATCTGGGACGGGGTTATTAAGTACGTCGTACTTCAAAAGTACTAAGGAGGGGGTAAGCGTGGCAGACAACCGAAAAACCCCCCTATTCGACTTTGATACGGGGGAGTTTATTACAGACTATGGCCGCATCGTTACAGCTACAGGAAGTAGCGCGGTTGTGGAAGTCCTGCAGAAAGCGCAGTTGACGCCCAGGGGTAAGTACCTGGTATACGCTAACCCGCTGGCCCGCCTAAACCACAAGTACGGTAGCGACGTTCAGGACATAGCTACCAGGCGGGGCATAGGCGAAGAGCTACGCCTTAGCGAGTTAAAGCGAGCCGTCCGCGAGGCTGTGTTATACGACCCCTGGGTAAAAGACGTCCACAGCATTAGCGTGTATCGGACGGGTAGCGGGGGGGTAACAGCAGACTACGTCGTACGGACTATTTTCGACACAGAACTAGAAGTAGAGGGGGCGATATTGAATGGCTAGGCCTGAGTTTGTCCCGGTCTTTGAAGAAGAGGAAAGCGTCATAATGGGGCGTATGGTAGGGCGTATAAGTGACGAATGGCGAAAGGAGCCGGGCGACTACATTTACGACGCCGTAGCCCCCAGCCCACTGGAAGTGAAGCAATTACAGATTAACCAGGACACCATATTAAAGCAGAGTTCAGCCATGTACGCAGAAGGCGAGTACATGGACCGAAAACTAGCGGGGGTAGGTCTTACACGAATACAGGCGACGTACAACGAGCGCGCAATTGACGTAACAGCCGATGCAGGCGTAATGATACCAAAAGACCATGTCCTAAGCGTCGTTATCCTGGACGACAACGGGAACCCGCTAAACTTTAGCTTCGACGATGCCCTGACCTTCGCCGTAACGGGTACCCAGACGGCGACTGTTACCTGTAAAACAGCCGGGGCTATAGGGAACGTTGTGACGGGGTCTGAGTTCATATTAAGCCCCGTAATACCAGGCGTTAGAGTTATCACGGACAACGGTACTACAACACTGGCCAGGGACAAAGAAACGGACGAAGAGGCCTACGTAAGGTACCTAGACAAGATTAACAACCCAGACACGGGCGGCAATCGTAACGACTATGTACGCTGGACGCTACAACAGTTCGAAGGCCTCGTAGGGGACGCTAAGTGTATACCACGTTGGGGCGGTAACGGGACCGTGAAAGTCTTAATAGTAGACGCTAGTATGCTACCAGCGGCCGCTGGATTAGTGGCAGACGTACAAACGTACCTAGACCCAGGAAGTACAGGACTAGGCGACGGTAAGGCGCCGTGCGGGGCTGTAGTAACCGTAGCGGCCGCGACGTCGATACCTATAAACGTAGCAACGGCCACGATAACGTGGGACCCCGAGGCCAACATAAGCGAAAGTACGGCGGCTTTTACAGCTTCGGTACAAGCTTACCTGGCTAGCTTGGTGTTTATAGGAAGCCCGGTAATCTACAACAAGATACTAGGCCTACTGATCGGAACGTCAGGCGTGACAAACTTTACGGGCCTTACCATAAACGCCGGAACCACTGACGTGGTCATAGGAGCGGAAGACGTGGCCACACTGGGGACGGTGACCCTATGAGCGTAAGAAGTGACCGCATGGTAAGCCAGGCCCCGCAGTATTACCAGTTTAGCAGGATTTATGAGCAGATACAGACGGCCCAGGGTGACGAATACGACAGCCTGGAAGCAAAAAATGAGGACTTGCGCGACCAGTTGTACATTGTGTCAGCTACATGGGGTCTAAAGTACTGGGAAATACCCTTAAAGATACCCGTCGTAGAGTCTGACGGGTACGAGATACGACGTAGCCGCGTGCTAAGCCGCTGGCGGGGCATAGCTTCACAGTTTAGCGCAAAGCTCATAAAAAATGTGTGTCAAGCCTTTAGCGGCGGCGAAGTAGAAGTAACCCTAGATCATGCCACGTATACCATTACCATTACCTTTGTGGGCACAGCAGGAACGCCGCCAAACATCAACGACCTTAAGTACGCCGTCGAGAACATTGTACACGCCCACATGGGGACCGTGTACGAATTCATGTACACGACCTGGGACGACCTTGACGCCCAGGCAATGACATTTGACACACTAGACACGTATACATGGGACGCCATAGAGGTGGCCTTCGCTATCTAAAAACGCGCCTAGCAAGGAGGGGAAAAAGTGAGTCTGTATAAAACAGTAAACCTGCTATTACACAAGTGGGCAGGTACCGACAACGTAAGCCGCGCCGAATTCGTCGAGAACTTCGATATCCTAGATGCCGAATTCAGCGGGACAACGGGGCACAAGCACACGGGCGTAAACGGCGACGGTGCGAAGGTAGGAAGTGGAGGCCTGGAGGACGGGGCGGCCACAGACACGGTCATAGGCAACAGAACAGTGGACCCTGCACTTATAACCCCTGGTAACACAGGCACTATTACGCAGTTGATAAGTTGGGTAATAGGCCGGATTAAGAGTATAAGTGGTACACTAAACTGGTACGACGACCCCCCTATCACGCTACAGGCCCTCAGTTCTCATAACGGGAGGCACCAGCCAGGGGGAACGGACGCCATACCAACAGCGGCCCCCGCTGGGGGCTTAGGCACAGCTAACGCGGAAGGTACCGCAAGTAGCGTATCAAGATCGGACCATGTACATTTGACGTTTGATTCTACCGTTCCAGTTATGGACGGTACAGCGTCGGCTGGTGCTGTGTGGTCGGCGGCCAGACGTGACCATAGACACCCTACGGACACGACCAGAGCCCCGCTAAGTTCCCCAGATTTTACGGGTACGCCGACCGTTCCTACGGCTACCGTAGCTACCAACAGCACGCAGATAGCCAGCACCGCGTTTGTAAAAGCTGTAGTAGCCGCCCTGGTAGACTCTTCACCGGGTACCTTAGACACACTTAACGAGCTGGCCGCCGCGCTAGGTGATGACCCGAACTTTGCGGCGACGGTAACAGCCCAGATTGGGGGTAAAATCGGTAATTCAACACTGGGGTCTGTGGATTTTAATACTGTCACAGTAAGCGGCGCCTATCGACTTTCTGGCGGTAACACTAATAGCCCAGCTGGCGTGGATTATGGCCAGCTATTTGTTATCCACGGCGGCGGTGACTCAATAGCCCAGTTCGTCACTGGCTACAACTCGAATAGGTATTATCTAAGGCACGGTAACCCTCCAAATGTAGGTGGATCGGGTGTGTGGACTAATTGGGTAGAACTTGTCGTACTTGGAGCGGATGGTAAAATACCCTCTACTCAGCTATCGTCACAATCTATAAGCGGGACATACACGGGAGACAATGCTGTGTCTAGGTTCATACCGCTAGGGTTCACGCCGTCAGCTGTATTAGTTATTACTAAGACAGGTATGACAAGTACTGGGTCTGGTACTGGGTACGTAGTGTATGGCGGTTTAGCTTTAACGGGTAGTCCTGCGTCTAGGTATGCCGGAGAAGTTGCAGTAGACATTGCAACAAATGGGTTCAACGTCCATTTGTTGGCCAACGTACAATCCAATAATGTTAATTACGCGTACCACTATATTGCTTTTAAGTAAGGGGGTTAACTTATGATAATCCATATAGCTACAAAGTCAGTTGAAACCAGGCTAGACGACCCTAGTAATAATTTTGGCGGGTACGCTAATGTTTTTGTAGTCGATGATTTTAGTAACTTAGGCAAGAAGGTCCTTGAATACGCGCCTCATTTTGAGTACGTACTAAATTCGGACGGCGCCCTAATTGACGTGACGCCGACCGAAAAACCGCCGACTGAACCTGGGGTAAAGTCAGAGACTACGCTACTGCAGGAAGAGAACGAAGCCCTTAAACTTAGGCTAACGCAAGCTGAGAGGTTAGCCGCAGAAACAAACGTAACACAGCAATCTCTGTTAGAACTACTAATTGACATGGGGGTTATATAAAATGGCAGTAAACGCACTTTTAGTAAGATCGTACGCCGCGAACGTCTACAAAACAGGCATGAACTCACTGGCTAACATTAGGACGACCCGCCCAGAGTATGAAATACCCGTCATGCAGTTCGCCGCAGACAACTACTACATTGAGGACATAGACGACGCCCTGGTAAAGGGTTGGATAACCCCAGAAGAAAACGCCGACACGTTGGCGCTTAAGGGCCCAGAAGACCCACAGAACAGGCCTCCTATGGAGTTTATGACCGCAGAAGTAACCACGTAATCAGGCACGCGTAACGAATCAAAGGACCCGTGTAACAGCGGGTCCTTTTGTGTACAAGAAGACGAGAGGGGGCGCCTACGTGGCAGACAACGAAAGCATAAGCCCGCGAGAATGTGATATAGCCCGCGAGAACTTACAGAAGAATATAGATGTAAACACGAAGCGCCTGGATGCCCATAGCCAGAGTATTAAAGAACTAACCAGGATTAGCGACCAACTTACTCAGCTTATCAAAATACAGTCGAAACAGTTGGAAAACCAAACGAAACAGCTGGAGGCATATGGACACAGGCTTGACGAACTCGAAAAGGATAGGAGTACCGTTCCTAAACTATCCTGGTATGAAACGAGTACCGGGGGTTTTGTTGTAAGGGCCGGAATGGTTATTCTGGTCGCTATTGTGGCGGCCGCTATCGGGTTGAATTACATGGACCTAGTTACAGCTATTAAATAGGGGGCGGGGAACTTGTTACCACAAAACGACGAAGTCCGAGAACTACTTAGAGTCGATACCTGGCACAAAGCGGGTCACAGGGGAGCGGGTAACATTGTCATTTTAGACGGCGACGCAGGTAAGCCAAGGAAGGGCCTACAACCATACCTTACGGACGTCCTGGGGGAAGCTACCGAGTCAGGCCACGCGTCAAACGTCGCCCAGGTTATCCATGAGTTCGCACCCGACGCACACATATACTACTTCAATAACAAGACGGGCCGCACCAAAGACGCGGCATTTGAATGGGTAAAGGCGAACAAGGACCGCTTAAAACTACGATTCGTTAACGTAAGCCTGGCGGGTCTTCACGGTATGACGACGCCCGACTTCCTACGGTACCAGGAACTAGGCGTAACATTAATATGCGCGGCTGGAAACGACGACAGCGAAACCTGGATAAGCTACCCAGCCCGTTACGATGGTCCATGCTTTATAGCCGTTGGATCATCAATGAAGGACGGGAAGCGGATAGCGGGATACAGCAACGAGGGACCAGGGCTAGACGTTGTAGTACCTAGCGGCGTGTCTGTTCAGAGGGAAGACGGGTACATTTTTACGATACACGGTACCAGTTTCGCGGCCCCGACGGCCACAGCGCTCATGCAAGTATACACACGACGACGTGAAGAACTGGGGCTACCTGACCTAACCACGGCTGAGGTAGAAGCCTTTATACAAGGTGCGGCCCTGGACATTTTATCACCAGGATACGACACGGCCAGCGGGTACGGCCTGTTCAGGATGCCCGCCGAAATACTTACCGCAACAGCACCGCCCGAAAGTGCACCCGATGAAACTTACCCAACGGAAGGAGGGCCTAATGTGTACCCAGTAGTTATACAACATCTTAGTAAAAATCGCACGGGCCTACCGCTTGCCGCAGAAGGGGCCGTGTGCCACAGCACAGCGACGCCAGGGGCTACCGACGAAAACGAGTTCACTTTCTTTAACGGAGCAGATCGCGACGCGTCGGCCCACGCGTTCATTGACTGGGACAGCATAACCGAGACGATACCATGGACGGAACGGGCCGAACACGCAGGCCCCACAGCTAACAAACGGTTTATAGGTGTCGAGCTATGCGAACCGTACGACACGGACCCCGACCGATTCCGAAAATTCGCAGAGGTATGGCGGCGCGGCGTGTGGTACCTCGCTAACATGTTCGTACAAAAAGGCTGGGATACCGACCGCTTACATTCTCACAAGTGGGTAAGCGAAACGTACCGAGAAACCAACCACACAGATCCGTACGACTACTTTAGAAAGTTCGGGAAGACCTTTGAGGACTTTAACAACGACGTGGTCGCTATGATGGGAGTAATTAAAAAGGGGGCAAACGACGTGTTAGGAAAAGCAATTCTAAAATATTCATGTGAGGACGAATGGGCGGCCAAAGACGCTGACGCTAAACTCGGAGGCGTAGCGAACTTTACACGACAAGGCGACGCCAAGACGGTACCAGAAGACGCCAGGACAGCAGAAAAGCTGTACATTATAGGCGGGCCAGATATTCCAGAACACCCTAACCGCGTTTGGTTGTCGGGTAACACGAAGTACGACACGGCCGTAGAAGTTGGTAAGGCCCTGGTAGACGGGCGAATTTAGAATATGGGGTTATTAAAAATTAGGGGGCACTAACATATGATTATGTTAAACATTTTATTAGCCTGGTTAAAGGTTTATTGGCTGGACGTCGCCGTAGTTTCCGTAGCGTGTGCCATAGTGATTGTACTACTGCGGCGCGGTAAAGCAGGCACGGCTAAACAGATTATCCTGTTCATGGTAGTAAAGGCTGAAAAGGCGCTAGGGAGCGGCACAGGTCCTTTAAAGTACGCTACGGTTATAGCCGCAATATACGACCGCTTACCTGTTTTGATGCGCCTGTTATTTACGAAAAAAGAGCTGGGCGAATTTCTAGAAGAAGCTGTAGTGAAACTTAAGTCTATTTTACAGGACCCAGAAATTAACCTAATGACCTACGAACAGGAAGCCGTGGCCACGCGAAGCAAATACCTACCGACAGAACTATAACGAAATGAAGACCCTGGGCATAAAAGCCTGGGGTCTTCATTTTTAGTTTTAACTGTAATATACTAGCGGAAAAGACAACTAAGGGGGAGCAAGCATGGCTAAAACAGTAAAGCTGGAACTGGTGGCAGGCTACGGGAGTATTACAGGTAAGACGGTAACATTAAGCAGGGGTAAGGGTCAGAAGAGCCTTAAATTTGTTACGGGTATCTTTAACCAGATACAAGACTATGAGGTAACAGGCATAGGATGGCAGGAAAAGGCCGAACGCAGCCTAGGTATGGGACTTGGCGGGGGAGTAGTAGGCGGGTTACTTGCCGGGCCTTTAGGACTGGCAGCTGGAGCGGCTTTAGGCGGCCGTAAGAAAGATAAATCCACAGCGGTTATACAGGTTAATGCCGACGGCATGGAAGCGGCTATTTATGTACGTTGCGACGCCAAGGAATACGAAGAGCTTACTAGGCTGATAATGTAGCAGATTCCAACTTATAGAGCTGTTAAAGAAAGCTGGTAGTATACATACTATATAGTATATATACATATATAATATTACTA